CTTGGTATTTGTTGTCGTGAGTATAAGGCCCCCACGGCACTAGGTATGTCTACCTAGACGAGACTTCTCGTCGACCTAGACGCCACGTGCACGGCGTCCTTCGGTGAAGCGATTTTCGCTGGTTGTTGGGTTAGGTGGTGGTGTGTGTATGTATTATTATAGTGTAGTTGTCACACCCTAACCAGTGTCGATGAGAAGCATTTTTGTAAGAGCTGGGTGCTCAAAGGCAGTGCCCGGTTGCCATGACGCAAGAAGGTCCCCGAGATCCGTGAGCGTGGCGTGGTTGATGCCGTAGTGGTGGTCATAATAGGTGGCCACCTGGAGCCTCGTTGGGGAGGGTCCATGCGTCGGATGGATCTTGTACGGGTTCCTGTGCTCCCACCGCGGTGCCTCGATTTTCGCGAGCGTGGAGTGGTTGATGATGGCGCTCGCCAAGGCTTCGCAGAGGGGGTCGACATGCCCGAAGCAACGCAGGGTCAGGCCGATGCCAAGCGCCCATTCCGCCGCCGCCTTAGGCTTCCTGTCTTTCATGTCCCAACCCATGCGGCCGAGGAGGTTGGACGTCTTTGGCATGAGCACATAGCTGTCTAGAACTGGGAAAAAGCGCCCCGAGCAGAACTCAACGTCGAGAGCATCAAAGTGGAGGAAGACCTTCGCCTCCATGCCAAACAAGGCGTAAAAACGCTTGATGGCTTCGACTCCACCCATCAGCTCGAGGCTGTGTTTGGTGGTGACCGTGACACTGTCGTCTCCGTTGACGAGACTGTACCAGACTCCTTTGTGGATGGCCAGCTTCATGGCCATGTTCACAATGGTGTCCCCCACGGAGGTGTCTGGCTTACCTGACTGCATTTGATCCACGTGGACGTACTTCGAGCCCCGCCGCGTCCTGCCCTTTTGGCGACCGCGACGAAGCAATCTACGGACACGCCTTGGCACGCGAAACTGCTTGTAGGCAGCAGCGAGAAACGCAAACGGTCCCGCTAGCATGTGGGCGTCGAAGCGGCTCTGGTCATCCTCAAGGAAGACTATCGTGTCGCCTGGGTCCATCTCGCCAGCGACTCTGTCAATCATCTCCCTGAATGTGTCGCCCACATCCCGCGTGGTCATCCCACATGCGTAATAGAAGCGTTCACGGGCCAGCCCTGTCGGCTTCATTGCCTCTGCCAACGTTTTGGCGAGGGCCTGCATGTCGCGCCCGCACTCGAGGCTCACCATGGGGTGACACCCCTGGATGAACCGAGGGTCGCTGAGGTCAGCACCTGCCCGCTCCGTGAGCTTCAGGGCCTTCTCTCGCTTGATAAACGAGGACGCCTCGAGCTCGCGCTTCGTGATGGGCTCTCGCTCCCGCCACAACTTGCGCAGGAGGTCGCGCCTCTCAGGCACGAAAGACGCTGACCACTTCAGCATGCTCTTCTTAGTGTACTCAGGGAGCACGAAACTGGGAAGAACTGCCTCAATGAGTACATCCCACGCCTTGAGTGAGGCGTCGTATGCCCCGGGCTCGTGCACCGGAAGAAGCTTTCCGACTCGGCCACGGAT